TCATCCGTGCATTTAGCATCTTCGGCAAGCGCAAGAAAGCAATTGAAGTTTGTGTTGCTCGTTTTGATGATGAAACCAAGCAATCCTTCCTTGAGCTGTATGCTAAGATTGATGCTAACGTAGACCCTGATGATGACGATAACGAATCTCCAGAAGAGATGGTGCGCCGTCATGCTCAGGAAAGTGCTGCTACTCTTTAGGGTTGACTATACCCCACATACATGCTATATTGACAACATTGATTTTGTAATGGAGAACCTTTAATTATGCAATGGAAATACAATGAAGACAAAATCCTCAAAGAAGTTGAGGAGTATGTTGTGAGCACTTACGGTAGTCACTACTGTGGTCATAATGATGCCTATAATGACATTCAAACAATTGATTTGATGGCAGCAAAAGACCTGGCACCAGATTTTTGCCAGGCAAACATTCTCAAATACGGTAGCCGTTATGGTGACAAAGATGGTCATAACAAACGAGACCTTCTCAAAGTGATTCACTATGCTATGCTACTGCTTCACTTTGATAAACACTATAGTCGCATGGATAACGGTCTTGGAGAATTTAAATGAATACGGTCGCACTCTCATCAACTACTATTGATATTCTAAAGAACTTCGCCACGATTAACAATGGCATCATCATCAAAAAGGGCAATACTCTACGAACCATTTCCAACGCTGAGAACATCTTGGCTACAGCAAATGTGGAAGAGTCTTTTCCTCAGACCTTTGCGATTTACGATCTTAATCAGTTCCTTGATGGTCTTAAGTTGTTTAACTCTCCTTCTCTTGTCTTTGACAATGCTGATTATGTTACTATCAAAGACGGTCGTTCTCGGGCTAAATATTACTTTTCTGATCCAGAAATTACGCTTAAAACTGCGCCAGATAAATCTGTAAAGTATCCTGGTTCTGACATTGAATTTACTTTATCCGCGGCTAACCTTGATACCATTCAAAAAGCAGCTGGTGTCTACAAACTTTCTGATTTAAATATCAGTTCCGATGAAGAAATTATTCTATCGGTTCGAGATAATGAAAACGCAACCTCAAACACTTATGATATGATTGTTCCTGGAACTTTTGAAGGTTCTCATTCACTTGATATGAAAGTAGAAAACATTCGTTTGCTTGAAGGTGATTATCAAGCAGGAGTTTCAAAACATCATATCTCACAGTGGAAACATTTGACACATGACCTTACTTATTATATTGCGCTTGAACCTTGATGAAAAAATTTCTGTGGGTGGAGGAATACAGACCTCATAAGATTAAAGATTGTATCCTCCCTAATTCGTTAAAGAAAGTATTTACTGGATTCATTGAGCAGGGTGAAATTTCTAATCTTCTGCTTTCTGGTCCTCCTGGTGTAGGTAAAACTACCGTCGCCAAAGCATTGTGTGAAGAACTTGACCTTAGCTACATTGTTATCAACGGTTCTGATGAAGGTCGCTTCCTTGATACTATTCGTACCAAGGTAAAGCAATTTGCCAGTACTGTCAGTTTGACTGGAGGGGGTAAACATAAAGTCGTCATTATTGACGAAGCAGATAATACCACTCATGACGTTCAACTCTCGCTGCGAGCATTTGTAGAAGAGTTTCACAGCAACTGTCGTTTCATCTTCACTTGTAACTTCATTAACAAAATTGTTGAACCGCTGCACTCTCGCTGTACGGTCATTGATTTTCGCATTAAAACAGGCGAACAGCAGAAGTTACAGGTGCAGTTCTTTGAGCGCCTACAGGGCATCCTGGATGCCTCTGGCGTGGCGTATGAGGACAAGGTGCTGGTCAAACTGATTCAGCGTTACTACCCTGACTGGCGCCGTTTGCTGAACGAAGCACAGCGTCACTCTGCCAGTGGTTCTCTTGACTCTGCTGTGCTCTGTGACATTGCTGATGTAAACACAGACCAGTTGATGCGAGCGATGAAGGGAAAGGAATACAATGTTGTGCGTCAGTGGGTGGTTGATAACATGGATAGTGACCCTAACACTATCATTCGTAAAATCTACAATACATTGAGTGAGGTGCTTGAAGGTTCTTCTATTCCTCCTGCTGTGCTGGTGCTTGCTAAGTATCAGTATCAAATTGCGTTCGTAGCTGATCAAGAGATTAATCTTCTTGCTTGCTTGACTGAGATTATGGTGGAGTGTAAGTTTAAATGAGACTATTAAGAAGGACACCTCTGAGATATCCTGGTGGTAAGTCTCGTGCCACCAAGTTTTTACTTCCAAAGTTTCCTAAAAATATTACAGAATACCGCGAACCTTTTTTAGGTGGTGGCAGTATTGCGATTGCGTTTACTAGAAAATATCCAAACATTCCTGTATGGGTAAATGATTTGTATAATCCTCTCTATACATTCTGGTGTGTTCTTCGTGATGAACCAAAGGAACTGTACGAATGTATCAAAGGATATAAAGAAGACTACGGCACTCCTGAACTTGCCAGAGAACTTTTCAATTTGATGAAGGATACTATCAATCATCCAGAAGCAGATGACATCTATAGTGCTGCAGCATTTTACATTATCAATAAGTGTAGCTTTTCTGGGTTGTCAGAAGCATCTTCTTTTTCGGAACAAGCAAGTGAAAGTAATTTCAATATGAGCGGCATCAATAATCTTCCTTACTATTCTAAGATCATTAAAAACTGGAAGATTACTAATCTCAATTATTATGAATTAATCCATACCCAATCTCCTGTTGGAACGTTTTGGTTCTTTGATCCTCCTTATGATATCAAAGATAATCTTTACGGTAATAAAGGTGATCTTCATAAAGGATTTGACCACCAACAATTTCATGCTTATATGACTCAAGGTAATATCAAAGACAAGTGGATGATTACCTACAACGATAATGAAACCTTACAAGAATGGTACAAAGATTATTCTCAAACTAAATGGGATTTGACTTATACCATGCGTTCTGTTGGTGATTACATGAACGAGCAAAAAGATAGACCAGAACTTTTGATTACTAATTATGAAACCAAGCCTGTCCGAATATCTGACTTCTATTAATCAGACGAAGAAGAGTGTAATAGTTGATGAAGAATCAGAAAAAGCATATCCACCTTTCATTGTAAACAAGTGTCTATCTGCTTTTCATGATACGGTTCTCTTTGCTAACGAAATGAATATGTATCCCCACTTGGGGAAGAAGATGCAATATGACTTTTTTATAAATAGTATCAACCCGCGCAAGCGATTTTCGCCTTGGGCGAAGAAGACTCAAGTAGAATACCTTGATGCGATTAAGGAGTATTATGGTTATAATGACGATAAAGCTCTACAAGCATTGAGAATATTATCTAAAGATCAACTTGAACTCATTAAAAAACTTGTAGACAAAGGTGGAAAACGATGACTCCTGATATTGAAGTAGAATGGAAGCAAGCTGATATGGTTGAGGTATCTCTCAATGAACCTGATGATTTCCTCAAAGTTCGTGAGACCCTAACTCGTATTGGTGTAGCATCCCGTAAAGAAAAGAAAATCTATCAATCTTGCCATATCCTTCACAAGCAAGGTAAGTATTATATCGTTCACTTCAAAGAGTTGTTTGCTCTTGACGGAAAAAATACGAATCTTTCGGTAAACGATGTGCAGCGTAGAAACAGAATCATTCAACTTCTCAGTGACTGGGGATTGATTGCTGTTGTAAAAGCAGATGCTATTGCAGATGTTGCACCGTTGAATCAAATAAAGGTTCTTGCTTTCAAAGAAAAAGATGAATGGACGCTTGAAAGTAAATATAACATTGGTCGTAAGAAGACCGAAGTAACCGAATAATTTAGTAGGGGAGTCCACACTCCCCATTTTTATGCTCCTTGATATATAATATTAAGAGATGCCTTCGGGGTCTCAATTCAAAACTCGCTTATTAAAGGAGCAATCAAATGACAAATACATATACGTGGGATGTTTACACCCCATTTAACGTAGGATTGGAAAACATTTTTAGCAGACTGGATGCTATGTCTGGTCACAATACAAGTTATCCGCCCTATAACATTATCAAAAACGACAATGCTAACTACGAAATTGAAGTCGCTTTGGCAGGATTTAAATCAGATGAGATCGAAGTCTCTACAGAACAAAACATTCTCAGAGTTGCCTCTAAAGTTGAGAAACGAGATTCTGAAAGAGTGTATGTTCACAAAGGTCTCTCCAAGCGTTCATTCTCCCACAGCTGGCAACTTGCAGATGATGTCAAAGTATCCTCTGTAGATTTTGCAGATGGTCTATTAACAATCTCATTGGAGAAAGTTATTCCCGAGCACCAAAAACGAACTACATACAATATCGGTGCTGGCAGACAAGAGCTTCTAACTGAGGGATAAATAGACGCGGGGCAACCCAAATATCGTCGGCGCTATGGGGGTGACTGGCAAAATCCAGTTGACACCCCCTATTTTTTGTGCTACAATAATCTTAGAATTGGAGAATAGTATGGTTCCACGAGTTATGATTTTACATTCTGGCGAACGAATTATTGCTGGAGTATCTGAAGTTACTGATGAAAATGGTCAAGGTCTTTGTCTCTTGGTGCGTTGTCCATATATTTTAGATATGGCACCTACTGGGGAATATAATGAGGAAGGAAATCCATCGCAGTTTTCTATTAATTTTACAAAATGGTTTGCTTATTCTACGTCAGAAGAATTTAGAATTCCTTATGCAAGTGTAGTTGCCATTGGTGAACCAGAAGAAGGAATTCTTGATGTTTACATAAAACGATTTGGAGATAAATTAAATGACAGAGACGCCGTACCAACCAGTAATTCAAGTAATAGTGTTGAAGAACCAGGATTACCTGATAGCGGAAATCGAAGAAAGGGAAGAAAGCCCAGAGTGTCTGTTGACGAATCCGTACAAGATACTTGATCTTGCTTATTGGGATTATTCCAATCAAGAAAGAAAGAATGTTCCAAATCCAAATGCTTTGTTTCTTGGGACTTCTGAAGAAAAAGAAATTGGTAAAGATGATGAAGTCATTATTACTACACAATCAGATTACGTTCTTTTTGAAAAGTTTCCTAAGTACACCAATCAAATTCAAATTTATTTGAGAGCAGATGATATTCTGACTCTTGCCGATCCAACAAATGCTATGGTAGAATACTACAAGAAAACTGTGGGTTAACGCATGAAGTTTTATACGAACATTGAACAGGCGGGGAATCGCATCCTCGTTCGTGGTTATGAAAATGGTGAGCGTGTCCAGTATCGTGTAAACTATAATCCTAAACTATACATCCCCTGTAACAAACAAACTGACCATAAGAGTCTTGACGGACGGTATCTTAAAGAAGTGAGTCCTGGTTCTATTAATGATTGTCGTCAGTTCATTAGTCAATATGAAGGGGTAGAAGAATTTGAGATCCATGGGAATACCAGATACTTATATCAGTATATTAACGAAGCATATTCTGATGATGAAATTCATTTCGATTCTGCTCTTATTCGTACATTTACTTTAGATATTGAAACTGGAGCAGAGAATGGTTTCCCTGATGTTGAATCAGCAGACCAGGAGATTCTTCTTATCTCTATCCGTGATTCTTTTACAAATAGGATTACTGTTTGGGGATCGAAAAGTTTTCACAATGAAGACAGACAAATCGATTACATCCACTGTAACGATGAGACGAAACTCCTTTCTAGCTTCCTTGGTTGGTGGCAGGAAAATACCCCAGATGTGATTACAGGTTGGAATGTTCAACTATTCGATATTCCATACATCTGTCGTCGTATGGATAGGATGCTTGGGGAAGACTATCCAAAACTTTTGTCACCTTGGAAACTAATCTCCTCTCGTGAGATTTATATCAAAGGTCGCAAACAGATTGCATATGATATTCCTGGCATTGCTTGTCTTGACTACCTGGAACTTTACAAGAAGTTTACATACACTAATCAAGAATCATATCGACTTGATCATATCTGTTCTGTAGAACTTGACGCCAAGAAACTTGACCACTCTGAGTTTGATACTTTCAAGGAGTTCTACACAAAAGATTGGAACAAGTTTGTGCTGTATAACATTCATGACGTTCGCCTTGTTGACCAACTGGAAGACAAGATGAAACTGATTGAGCTGGCGTTTACGATGGCATACGACGCTAAAGTAAACTATGAGGATGTATATTCTCAGGTTCGCATGTGGGATAACATCATCTTCATCTATCTGGCGAAGATGGGTATTGTGATTCCTCCTAAGAAAGATAGCGTCAAGGATGCTAAGTATGCTGGTGCATATGTGAAGGAACCAATTCCTGGCATGTACGACTGGGTGGTATCGTTTGACTTGAACTCGCTGTATCCTCATCTCATTATGCAATACAACCTGTCGCCCGAGACTCTCCTACCGCGTCGCAGCAGCGTCAACGTTGATATGCTGCTGGATAAGGAGCACGACACCTCAGACCTCGTAGGGGAGACGCTATGCGCGAATGGAACGCATTACACCACCAAGCAGCAGGGGTTCCTTCCCAAGCTGATGGAGAAGATTTATGAAGACCGCACCATCTACAAAAAGAAGATGCTTGCTGCCAAGCAGCAGTATGAGAAGACCCCAACAATTGAGTTGAGAAAGGAGATTGCTCGCTGCAATAACATTCAGATGGCACGTAAGATTCAACTCAACTCTGCCTATGGTGCTATTGGTAACGAGCACTTTCGTTATTACAAACTCGAAATCGCTGAGGCAATCACTCTTTCTGGTCAGCTATCTATTCGCTGGATTGAGAATAAGATGAATGCCTATCTTAATAAGATTTTAAAGACACAGGATGTTGACTATGTTATTGCTTGTGATACCGACTCTATGTATCTTAACTTGGGTCCTCTGGTTGAAACTGTATACAACGGCAGAGAGAAAACTTCTGAAAGCATTGTTTCGTTCCTTGATAAGGTCTGTGGTATGGAACTTGAAAAGTATATTGAAGGTTCTTACCAAGAACTGGCTGACTATGTAAAAGCATATGACCAGAAGATGAAGATGAAGCGCGAGAACATTGCTGAGCGTGGTTTCTGGACTGCCAAGAAACGATATGTTCTTAACGTATGGGATAGTGAAGGTGTGCGTTATGCTAAACCAAAGATGAAAGTTTGTGGTATGGAAACCGCACGTTCTTCCACGCCAGCTTACTTCCGTGATAAATTGATGCAGGCATACACAATCATCATCACTAAAGACAACGAAGAGTTGATTGAGTACATCAACGAAATCAAAGAAGATACAAAGAAACAAAACTATCTTGACATTGCATTCCCCCGTGGATGTAATGGTTTGAAGAAGTATCGTAGTGTGGTTGACATCTATCAGAAGTCAACACCGATCCAGGTTCGTGGTGCTCTGTTGTATAACTATTATATTCGCAAGAACAATCTGGAACACAAGTATCCTATTATTCAAGAAGGTGAGAAGATTAAGTTTCTATATTTGAAAACGCCAAATCCTATTCGTGAGAATGTTATTTCGTTTTTTCAACAACTTCCAAAGGAACTGAACCTTGACAAATACGTTGATCATACGCTACAATTTGAAAAGAGTTTCCTTGAACCATTAAAAACTGTGTTAGAATGTATTGGATGGGAATATGAACGTAGAGGCAGTTTGAGTAGTTTTTTCTTTTGAGGTATTATGAATTTTTTACAATCCGTTATTAAGGAGTTAGATAATGAATACGCAAGCGTTGTTGAAGATGGAATCGCATCTGGTGACTGTGAATCGTTTGTGGATACTGGTAGCTACATTCTCAATGCTCTTATTTCTGGTAGCATCTATGGTGGATTACCTGCCAACAAAATCACGGCACTGGCGGGCGAATCCTCAACGGG